TCAGCGTAGTGCGGTGCGCCCATTGAGCGGACTGGCGGACGCCTGCCGGAGCCGGTACAGCTCGCCCGGCGTCTCGGCCAGCAATTCGCCGCGCAGAGGCGATGGCAGGCTGGCGAGCATAGGCGAACCCATGCCGTTTTCCGTCCCCGCAAATAGCCGCTTCAGCTCATCGGCAAAGGCTTCCCAGATACCCTGGGCGATGAACGCCTGCCGCTCCCGCTGACCGCTGCAACGGGCCGCCAGTACGGGTTCCAGACTGTCCAGTTGGCTCAGGTAAATATCGCGACTCAGGGTGAAGGCTTGCAGCAGAGCGTCACGCAAGCCGTCTTGGCTCAGCACCTGGTCGAGCATCTCCCGCCAGTAGGCCGCATTGATCGCGCCTGGCTCCTTGTGCAGCTCTGCGCGTAACTCAGCCATTTCGAGCAGTACGGGCGCGGTCAGGCCGCTACGCGCCTCGATAGTCGCCCGGAGCGCCTGGGCCTGACGTTTGAGGGCCGCGCCGCGCTCGATCTCCGAGCTGATCTCGGTCTGATCCACTTGCGGCTGAATGGCCCGCTTGCGCCATGCCTGTTCGGTGGCCTCGGCCTGGGCCTCCAGCTTGGATGCCTCGGCGGCCAGGCGCGTGTCTTCCTGGGCGATATCGCTGAAGCGCTGCTGGGCGTCGGCGTAGGCGTGACGGTTCATCTCGAAGTGCGCCAGGCGCTCTTTCAGCGCGGGATTCAGCTCACCGCGGTCGATGGTCTTGAAGCTCATGGGGTGGTCTCCTGTTTCTGTCTCAGCGCACCAGTTCCAGCGACGATCCCTCCAGCGCGGCGAACTTGCCGAGCTGCTCGATCACGTAGCCTTCGTTACGCCCGTTGAAGTCCTCAGCGCGGGAGCGCTTGGGGTTCTCCAGCAGATGACGCCGCCAACTGCTGTCCTGGTAGTAGATCGACAAGTTGTCCAGGCTGGTAACGACGACGCCCATCACTGGGAAGAACGGCACCAGCAGCGAGGGCAGGCCGCCATAGGTCTCAGTGACCTTGACCTCTTCGATTCGCTCCTTCTCGGTCGGCTTCTGGCCCTGAGCGGCGTACAGCGTGCTCTTCTCCGCTGCCAGCAGGTCGGAACCGATGATCGCCACCAGGTCGCCTTCATCACGCATTACCGGGTCGATCATCTGCTTCACGTCATGCACCAGGGCATCCAGGTTGGCGTAGTCGCCGCCTGGGCCAAGGGTGATTTTCTTAGCCGGGTCTTCGGACTTGAGCACCTGCTCGGGGATCTGCTCGCGGGCGATCTGGAGCCAGCCCTTGTTCACGTCTTCGAGTTGGGGGTATTTCGCCGGGTCGGTCTGGACAGCGGCGTGTGTGCCCGACCAGCCGACCAGGATACGGTCCAGAGCAATGCGTTTCTGTACCGCCGTCAGGTAGCGGTCAACGAAGTCCGGGAACTTGGCCCAGGCGTCGATGGTGGCGAAGGACAGCGCCACGTCGGTTTCCGTGTGCGCGAGTTCGTAGGTGTTGTTCTTCAGGTCCAGCAGGTGGCGCGGCTCGCGGTCCCTGGCGTTGGTGTCGGTGCGGCTGGTCGCCGGGCCGGACAGGCCGAGCATCACTTTCTCGCCCTTGATCTCGCTGACCGGAATCACGTTGATGCGACCCAGGAAGTCCACGCGCTCGGTGATCTGGTCATTGAGTTCCTGGGCGTGGGTCGGTTGGACGGCGAAGGTCCGAGCCGCGTCGTCAACGTGGTACGCCTCGGCCACGGTGCGTTGCAGTTGGAAATACTGGGTCGAGGCCCGAGCGCTAAGGTATTTGCTCATCATGGGGTCCTTGGTTGGGGAGATGCTGCGTGTGGGTCTGCTAGACTTGCGCCCGGCTCCGCTTTCGATGGGTTTGTGGGGCCATCCAAGCCCTGAGTGCGTGCCGGATTCTCGTCCCGGCCCGTTACTCGGGGCTTTTTCGTTCAGGCCATTGCACAAGCGCTCGACGCCTCAAGCGAAAACACAATATGTGTACATGAATGTAGAATACGACACCACATGTTGTGTTTTATCGATTCTAGCAGGAGGTAGAAGTGCGAATCTATTGCCCCGAGTGCGACAGCAAGGCTCGGATAGCAACGCGTGAAGAGATTTCCCGGCAGTTCGTGAAGCTGTATTGCCAGTGCACTAACGGACATTGCGGCCAGCGGTTCGTCATGCAACTGACTTTCTCGCATGCCCTACTCGGGCCATCCAGCCCACTGGACAAGCTGCTGTTTGACCGGCTGCGCGAAATGCCGAGCAAGGAGCGCCGTACCTTGTTCGATCAGTTGGAAAGCGTGACTGTCGCGGACCGCAGCGCCTAAACACAACGGCAACAACAAAGCCCCGCCGGGAGACCGTGCGGGGCTTTGTTGTTTCAAGAGCCAAGAAGGGGAATGCCTGCCCTGCGGGCAGAGGACTCATGCCTTGCTTGCAGCGGGCCTACGGCCCTCGCGTCCGTGCCCGCCCGCCTCGTCGAACGCCTGCCGGTACCTCTTGAGCGAGCGGACAGCCTCTTTGCTCGCCAAGGGAGGGGGATGAATGGACGGCGTGTGCCAATACCCCAACCGCCGAGAAGGATCAAGGGCTGAAGTTTCTGTCAAGCACTTTTTCCTGTAACCCCGTATATGTGTGCCTAGTTTCGGAAAACCCAGGGAGCAAGGGACCAAATTACGCAGCCCTAGTGCCACGCGGCTTTCAGAGGACAAACCCGTTCCCAGAGGCGTTCCCGGCGCTTTTTCAAGGGGACAGGCAGAGGAAGAGGCTCACTCTATAAAACAGAGTTGTGTTCCCTTGTTCCCTCATATCCATATCTATAAGGGATTGCTACAGCCCGCTTGTTTGCTGGGCGTCCCCCTGTTCCCTCCGTTCCCTGACCAAGTACAGCATGAGAACATGCATTCCTCCTGCTATACGCCAGACTGCGCGCGTCCAGGTCGAGCCTTGCGGAAGGGCTCCAGGATCGGCGGCAAGAAAAAGCCCCAGCACGGGATTATGCCGGGGCTTCAGTTGAGGGAAGGGGTGGCCAGGTGCTGGACCGGAACCTGGTGCCTCGACTTGCTGCTAGCAGAATGCGAGATCCTGGAATCGTCCTGCAGGAATTTCTGCTAGCAGTTCTCGACCTGGTGCAGCAGCTCGAGGACGAAAAATGCTAGCGGTGACGATACCCAGGGCGGAGCGGATCATCTGAAATGAGCAGATCCTTCTGGCCGGCAATCTCTGCCAACTGGACGGCGGCCGCATGAGCATCAGCCAGCACGCCCTGGAAGACTCCCAGGGTCTCCCGCAGCAGCCGAATCTCTTCCTGCATTTCGTCAATGCGTTCACGCTGTTTAAGCATCAGCTCGATACCGGCGATGAACGCCTGACTGCCAGTACCCTTACCGGTTTCGATCTTGGCCTGGCGCACCAGGTACTCAGGAACATCACGAATGGTCAACAGCATTGCAGTTTTCCCCTGCTAGCAAATTTGAGCTTGGAAGACAGCACCAGGTCGGAAAGCGCTAGCGGCCTCATGCAACTGCCAGCGCCACACGCTATGCCTTGTCTGCGGTGCCATCCAGCTTGTCCGGATCGATCACGTAGAACCGCTTTCCAGGCAAGCGCCGATAGCTCTTGGTGAAACGCTTCTGGTGGGCCTCCACGTCCACCTTGGCGAGCGCTTCTACACTGACCAGGGCACGTACGATCCGATCACAGCCAAAACCAGGTGCCGCCTCGGTCAAGGCTGGGCGGTTGAACAGATACAAGCGCCTCCCTTCCTCAATCTCGAAGTAGCCCGCCCGATCCCGTATCAGTGCATTGTTGTAATCGGAATGGGCATCGGAGAACCGGCTGTCGCCGTGCAGGGCGATGAAGTCTCCGATGCTGCGCAGGATCTGCCGGTCTTCGACGTTGCCATCCCCCATCGTGGCAATCCACTCGCCGAAGAGTTGCCGACAGGCTTGCTGCGCCGTCCCGCCTGGCCAATCGAGCAGCTTGCGGGCAATAGCCTGCTCCCCGGCCAGCGCCATAAGCGCGAAGCGATCCGCCACCCGTCCCGCCTGGGAGCTTTCCACGGTGAAGGCGGACGACATTTCTCGGAAGGCATCCAGCAACACATCGGGATGCTTGTCAGTCAGCAGGCTTTCCACGAAGGCGGGGCCGAGGTGGCCGTAGTGCTGCATCACCGCATCACTCAGGCAGCGGTGAAACTGCTGGCCGCTCATACCGTGCACGTCGTCGAACGCCCTGAATGGGCGAGTACCGGCGTTCACGTCCACCAGGCGGAGTTCTGCGCCGGCATGAGCGCTGTTACCGCTGATGGCCGCATGCTCGGACAACGATCGTTCGCCACTGGAGAGCGCCAGGATGCGCCAGTCGAGGCGAGCCCGGCTTTCCCGCTCGCGGGTCATGGTGGAGCGGCCAGTGCCGTTGGCGATCAAGTAGGCCATTTCCTGGACGCGCTTGGGGTCGGCACGCTTGATTTCGTCCAGGATCAGCACCGTGTCATTACGCGATGCAGCCTCGATCTCCACGCCACCCTTGGAAATGTCCCAGGACGCGGCGAATGTAGCCGGGTTCCCCCACACTGACGCCGCGATCAACTGCGCCAGAGACTTGCCGCTGGAAGAGTCGCCGACCAGGTGCACGCCGCCCCCGTTCACCCCCACCTTGGCGAGCAACGGCCCTGCCAGAGCCGCACAGACCGACAGGATCAATACCGGGTTGCCCTGGCAGTAGCTGCCCACTTCCTTGCGCCACGCCTTCAGGGTGCCTTTGCTGGTGAACAGGTTGACGCCACGACCTGAGCTTTGGAATCGCACGTCCCCGGCACCAATCACCCGGTCAGGAAGAACAAAAACCCCGGACTCATGCCACCCGGGTTTTGTCGTGGTGCGAATGATCCGCTCAGGGCGCTCATGCCCTCCCAGATAGGCCGCGATATGGCGGCGATGCTGATACTCAACCTCCAGCCCCATGAGCGACAACGTCTTGACCAGATCGTCGCCCTTCCCCATGAGCAGGTCCATGGGTGCGATCCACTCTATCGACTTGCCCAGGAACTCGAAGCGCAGTAGGCGACCGACGCCGCCGTTTTCACTGTTCAGCGTCAATGCATCGACATGCAGCGGCGCACAGATGCGGTGATCGAACGGCACTGGCTTTTCCTCCGGCCCGCTGAACTTGACGCCGTGAAGCCAAGTGCCCGCACGGAAGGTTTTTCCCTCCACACGGGTATCTTCGTCATATACGGCGAAACAGGGCCGCTCCAGCTTGTCGGGCTTGGGTGTTTTCGGTTCCCCGACCAACGCCAAGTCCGGCGATTTCTTACGGCTGCTCATGCCTTCCTCTCTTGCCACTGCCCGATGCGCCACAGGTGCAGGTCGTTAAAATCCGAAAGCTCGACCGGGACGCCCACCGGCCATTCGGGAAACACCACGAGCGCCCCGGCAGCGCTGGCCGCCTGAGTCGCAGCCATACGGCCCGGATTGCCGAAGACGGCCCGGTCATCATCGCCGGCAATCACCAGCTCGACGCGCTCGCCGAAACGCTCGCGCATCGCCATGGCTACCGGCTTAAGGTTCGCGGCGTTCATTGCGCAGACCACCGGGCACCCGGTATCAGCGTGAATCGTTGCCCCGGTGGCCCACCCTTCGCACACGTACAAACGGCAATCCGGCGTAACCTTGCCCAGCGGCGAATAGCAGCCCTGCACCCGCCCGCCGGAGAGGTAGCGTTTGCTGCCGTCCGGGTCGATGAATTGCAGGTTGAATAGCGCCCGATCCCGCACCACCGGCACCATCAGGCGGCCCTGACCCAGTTGCCGCAGTCCATAGCCCTGGACGGCCTTTCGCTGGAGGTAGGCGTGCAGCGGCTCCGGTCGTCTGCCCAGCCGCCAAAGCTGACTGGCCTGCCGGCAAGCCTCCTGCTGCGTTTCCTGCTGGCTCAGTTCCTCGCGCAGCATGAACTCCTGCCGCCGTTGCTCGGCCTCTCGGCGGCGCTGTTCGATCTGCTGGGCATCGAGCGCCCCCAGGCGGAATAGCCCCAGGCGCAGGCGTTCGTCGATCTCGCGAGCAGCATCCATTTGCCCGCATCGGCGCAAATAGGCCAGCAGCGACACCAGGTCGCCGCCGTGGGCGCTGCTGTCGGCGAAGTCATGCCAGCGCCCGGTATCGAGCGAAACGCCGAAGGAACCGGCGTGGCGGTCCCCCCGAACAGGGTTTCGAGCCACCCATTCGCGCTTCTGCCGCTTGCCTTCGGGCAACCACTCAGGCACCAACATTTCAGCCGCGGCCAATGCCTCAGTCGCCGCGTGGCGAATCAGTTCGACAGGCGATAGCCGACTCATCGGGCCACCTCCTGGTCCGGCCTGGCCGGGACAAACTGGTGGTTACTGTCGAGGGTGTAGAAGGTGTCCGCCAGCAAACCATCCTCGCCGATATAGCCGACCGCCGTGCGGTAGCGCTTGCTCGGACTGTCCCAGTAGGTGAGGCGCAGTTCGCCGAACTCACCCGCTGCGACCGCCCCCTGAAAACCGGCACTGGCAATGCCCCGGAAACCGGCCCGAGCACTGCCGCCATCGCACGCGGACGCCATACCGCAGTCACCGGCAATCGCCTTGCCGAACTCGCCGACCATAGCGGTGCCGAAGTCCCCCGCCCGCGCCGTACCACGATCACCGGCTAGGGCGAATCCGCTTTCGCCCACCATGGCATGACCACGCTCACCGGCTACCGCTGTGCCGAAGTCGCCGACCTGGATGCACTGGCGGTCACCGACATGACGACAAGTGCGCTGCGGCGCGACGTAGCCGTCAGGGCTCGCGCTCTGGTCCTGGTGCGAAGTATCGTTGGCTTTTTCCGGGCAAGCCGATCCCGTCAGCGCCGAACGGCGCTCTTGAATATTCTTCATCGCATAGATTCCCAAACGAATGGGGAAAGGCCACAGGCAGTGCCTACAGCCCGCTATACGGCGCTTACGCCGACGTATCCTGTTCTGTGCCTGATGGTCGCGATCTGGAGAGGAAGGCGTCCACCAACTGCGGGTTCCAGCGCAGCATCCGGCCGATACCGGAAGCCGCAGGGAAGCCCGGCAACTTCGTCCAACGCCACAGGGTGGTCCGGCTGATCTGGTAGCGCTCGCACAACTCGTCGGCACTCAGCCCTTTGGACAGGAAGGTGTCAACTTGACCCGCATCCCAACGCAGCACGCGCCCCATGCGAACGGGCGCTGGAAAGTCTGGAGACTTCGCCCAGCGCCAAAGCGTGGTGCGGCTGACCTGGTACTTGGCACAGATTTGCAACGCGCTGAGCCACTCGGGCAGGACCGGGGCCGGGGTGGCTTTACGGCGTGGTACGGTCATTGCCCACCCCCTTGCTCCAGGGCGAACGCACGAAGCTCTGCGCGGCTGTCGAAATCGGCGTGATGCCAGCGCCAGGTGGACAAGTCGATGCGCCCCAAGGCCAGCAGCGTGTGCAACGCACCAAGCCCTTGGTCCCAGGCAACGTCCAAACCTTCGCGGCATTGCGCGGCTTCGATCCGCTGGCGGGCGTTATCGATCACTTGAGCTGGGGTCAGACTGGTCATTTGGCACCCCCGATCACTGCTTGGCGCTCACTGGCAGACACTACCGACACGGCATAGGCCATATCGACCAGGGCAAGCAGACGGGTCCGACTGGCGGACGTGCCGGTGACACGATTGACGATGACGGCCTCACCGAGGATGGCCAAGGCATGGGCATGCAGGGGAGAAGACGGACTGAGGGCGTGTAAACGCTCCATGGGCGTAGCTCCTATTGCGTGATGGGAGCCACCGCCTTTCGCTTCCACACGAATAGGGCGGCGGCTGTACGCAGGTGTGGAAGACCGGGGCAATAGGAACCCGGCAGACCCGAAGGTCTCCCGCGCACAGCCGCCATAACACGATACCGCAGACACAAAAAAAGCGCCTGCAATGGAGTTATGGGCGCTGCTGCGCCTACTGCTGGTCGGGCTTCCACACCCGGTCGCCGATTTTGCGACGACAGAGCGACGATAGACCCGATTGAAACGCTTTGCAACCCCATGCAATGGCCGAGATGCGAGGTTCATACTCAGACCTCGCGCTGAGTTAGAAACGCCTCAACGGCGGCGGCATCCCAGCGCACTGCACGTCCAAAGCGGACTGGAGCGGGAAAGCCCGGAGCCTTGCTCCAGCGCCACCAGGTGGTACGACTGACCTGATACAGGCGGCACAGTTGCTGGACAGTGGACCAGTTCCCAGGACAGGAAAACCCATTGGAGTGGGTCACGGCGACGGCATGCGTCATGGATCGATTTCTCCAACTACGAATGGAAAAACCGAGAAGGCGGACCGCATATACCGTGACAGATGGTCATTGCATCAGTGCCTGTCAGGCAATACAGTGCCGCTGCGGCAAATATGCCGCAAAGAAGCCCCTCTAAAAGCTTCGCCCCTCGGATGGTGTACTGGCTAGTTCCGGTATACAGAGGACGCGCCAACGTCCTTTTCCGATCAGCCCCGGTACGCCAATACCGGGGCTTTTTCTTTTCTGTATGCATTGGTTACATGGTGTCTTGCACGCCCGAAGCCCCTTGTTTCATAGGGTTTCAGTATGTGCGCGGCCTGTTTGCCAGTGCGCAGATATTAGCGAGGCATTTCTTTCCCACGCAATTGTGGCCAGACGCTAGCGGAACGTTTCTTATCTTTTGCGTCACGAATTAGCAGATTCGTGAGGAACATTTTCGGAATATGTAGGAACATATACGATCAATATTCCCAAACAGACCGTCCATCGCCAAAAATATACCATTCGTCAGACAGTAAAATAATTAGTTATCTAGGGCCTTTCCAGCCCAGCTATTACCGTGTTTAACGCCCTATCAAATGCCTCCATAGCCTGAACCTTCATTGGCAAGTAAGCCTCTGGACTGTTCCGATAGTGGCGGCCCACAACTCCGGATTGACCGTGGCTTTGCAGCAGATCGGACTGCTCATCCGGCACACCATGCCGCTGCATAAGCTGAGTGCAAGTTCTGCGCAGATCTCTCGGCGTAAAGCGGGGAACTCTCGTTCCGTTGAGCATCGCATGCTCAGAACGGCACCAGTCTGCAATGGCGTGGGTAAAACTCGTTACAACGAATGGGGCTTTGCCGCGAGTCGTCCAGGGCCAGTCGAACCCGCCCGTGATCTCGAACACGTCCTGCAAGATACCCACGGCCTGGTCACTCAAAGGCACCAGGTGAATGCGCTTCACACTCCCCCTGCCCTTCGAGTCAATTAGACGCATCACCCGCTTTTCCACGTCGAAGCTCGACCACGGTTCCCGGGCGACCTGGGCGATGCGCTGTCCTCCCGTGGCAATGACGAACTTGAATAGCAAGGCCATTACCGGACCGATGCCGTCCGTTACTTCGATGGTCGTCCAGAACTGCCGCAGCTCTGCATCGGTGAGTGCTCGCTCTACCGGCTGCGACTCGTGGTTGACCCTCACCGCGTCAACGGGATTGACCGTCAAGGCGTAGCGTTTACCGCTGGACCTGCCAATGGTGTGCTCCGCCGTTAACCCAAACTGAAATGCCGCTCGTAGCAGTGCCCGGACCTTCTCGGCCTGGCTTGGCGCGCCTCGATTCCAGATTGGCGTGAGGATCTTCTCAATCACGGCGGGAGTCACGGCACTGCACTTCATCGAAATGACAGAGGCGGGGATATCGCTATCGATAACCCTCCTCCACTCATTAAGTTGACGCTGACCGACCTTCCCACGCCGAGACCCAACGTAGTCACCCAGAAGGTCGCCGAGCGAACCCCGCGCAGCTTCCTCGGCCTGCTTGGCCTTCAATGCCTCGAACTGCCGTATACGCTCCCGGCGCTCGGCTTCCCGTAGCGCCTCGTCTGCCTCCATAGCTGCGCGCAGGTCCGGCTCATGGCGTAGTCGGTTCGAAAGTGCTTGGGCCTTATCCCGGATCTCCGTCAGCGTCATACCGCCGGACCGATGCGTCAGCCGGTAGTCACCGATCTTGATGAGCTTCTGCTTACCGTCCAGGTAGTAGCGGAAGAAAGCAGACGGCGCGGCCTCACCAGGACGCTTGAACATGATGGCACCAGTGCCACGCCCTGGGAGACTTTCACTAAGCGGCTTGCAGCCCGGCTGCATACCCTTGAGCATCTGATCGTTTACGAATGCAGCTCGGACTCTCGCCATTTTCAGGTCAACGTTAGGTCAATGTTTCGCGGTGTGCTCAAAGTAACACGCTGAAACACCAAGGAACACGAATCACGCCAACATACTGTTTTAAATAGACTTTATCGAAAAACGCAGAAACACCGAGAAACCAGGAGAAACGTCATAGAAACCGCCTTGTAATCAGTAGGTCCCGGGTTCGATTCCTGGTGCCGGCACCATTCAAATCAATGGTTTACGTGCGTTTCTTGATACCCATTCGAGGCCGCACGTACCAGCGCACGTACCAAGAGGTGTGAGCAAGCGCAGATCTGCGCGTCACCCTCGATCAGCCTCCCCCTAGGGGCGACCAACGTTTGATGTTGACCCATCGGAAAAAGGTTAGGTCGGTTAGTTTTCTGTCGATCAGGCTGTATCCCCCTCCGCTTCTGGCTTCTAGAAGATCTCCTAAAGTTAGGTTTTGGTTAAATATTGGTTATTTCCTAACCTTTACCTATAGTCAGTTTCATAAAAATAAAATCCTTTAAAATCAGGCACTTGAGAATCGCTAACCTCAATCCTAACCATTCCTAACCATCAAAAGTTAGCCCCCAGCCCCAGCAAATCCGGGCACCTCAGCCCTGACTAAGCCCCCTCAACGAAAACTAACCTTTTTCCCACGGCTCCCCCCAAAACGAGACGGCATAGCTCCCCCTTCGCCCCCAAACTAGCCTCGCCGCAGGGATCCGCAGAACACTCACATGCCGCATCACCCACCCGACCCCAGATACGGGGCGGCCTGGCCGAGCTCGCAGGGGCGCAGAAATTCCGACACGTTTAGACCGCGGGCGTGGCGGGGGGACGAGGGCGCGCGCCGGGGTGAGAACGAGAAGTGACCGACGGTCGCACGCAGGGCGTTTAAACGCCGCAATAGTTGACATAGTGGTTATGTGCCCACAAAATTACTCTCGCATTGATCTTTTTTGATCAATCGATGAGCGCATCCAAAGCGCTTAGTCGTTCGCATCACTGCAACCAACCAACGCTCCTTCAAGGAAGTCTCATGGCTATCAAAAGTGATACCTTCAGCCGCGTTGAACTCAGCGATCGCGATGCCGCCCGTTTCGTGAAACACATTCGCGAAGACGCCCCAAACCCCCGGGCCAAGGCGTCGTATGCACGCGGCCGCGCTATTCTGGGTCAGGTGCTGGCTAACCAGTCTGCCTCTGCTCGTTGAAATAGCTTCACTCCATGCGACCAGGGGTGGACTATTTCATTGAGCGGCTTGATGCCACGCATCAAACGAACCGTTTCTCGATGGGGCCGGACTTGGATTTCAGGCCTCTGAAGTCCTTCCTTACCCAACACGCACTGAGCTATCAGTCAGCAAATGTCGCAGTTACCTACGTCGCGGCACTCCCGGCAATTCAAGGTGAACGGCCTCGGGTGATTGGCTATATCAGCCTGACCTGCAGCGAGGTCGATCTCGGGGGGATGTATGCGCTGGAAGATTGCCAGCATGCCAACCGCTACCCTTCAATGCCGGCATTGAAGATCGCTCGCCTCGCATGCCACTCCGATTACAGAGGTCGTCGGGTAGGCGAAGCACTGGTGGATCTGGCCATTGCTCTCGCTGCTGACCACATCGGGCCAACAGTAGGCTGTAGATTTCTTGTGACCGACTCCAAAGCTCGATCAGTGTCGTTTTATGAGCGAGCTGGTTTCACGTTGCTTGAAACAGAAGAGAATCAGGCACGTGCCGAACCGGTGATGTTTCTGGATCTCAACAAACTTGACCTTGATCCTGCGAACGACCCAGCTTTGCCGGCCCAGACCGCTGATGGCACTCCAGACTAAAAATTTAGGTCACAAAAAAGCCGCCTAATAAGGCGGCTCTTCTGTTTGGATGGCGTCAGCTCGCGTTGCCGGCAAGTACCTCGTAGGGGGTGAACCGGATTACCTCCTCACCTATCCAGTCATTGACCTGAGCCAGACGCGTCTGGACCGGCTCCAGTTCGTTCATCGCCCAGATCTCCGTCGCCTCCCTGATCGACCCGAACCCGCCCGCGTTCTGGGGCACGATGCCCATCAGCTGCGGCGGAATACGCAAAGCCGCGAGCAGGTCATCCCGGCTGATGTTCTTGATCGCCCCGAAGTCATCCTTGGCCGCCACCTCGCTGATCGGCAGCAGTTGAATGCCGTCCTTCTTGCCACCTGGTGCGTACATGAACAGGTTGCGGAAGTTGCCCGGGCCTTTGCTGTTCTTCATGGCCGTGCGCAGGTCGTCGACGAATCCCTCATTCTGAGCGACATCCGTCATGTAGAGGATGAACCCGGCATGACTGCCGTTCTGGTAATACTTGCGCCGGAACAGGGTCGCGCTCTCGTTCAGCAGCGCGCTCTGCAGGGCGGCCATCCACTCTGGAAGCCCGTAGACCTCCTGGTTGATGTCGGCCTCGCGCAGGTGGCAGACGCTACCGGTCTTGAACTGGTGCTCGTCCTTCCACCCGCGCACCTGGTAGTAGGTGTCCAGGTCCGTACCGCGGCGCATGTACTTGGCTAGGCACGGCTGCAGGCCCAGAGCGCGGCCGAGCATGTTGTCGCGCTTCTCAAGGTACAGATTCCCGCACCATCCCCAGTCCATGACAATCTGCTCGAAGGCCTGACGGCTCAACAGCCGATGTGGTTGGAAGGTGCGGACCAGCATGTTGCGCTTGAACGTGAGCCCGGACTGCAAGTACACGCTGGCTCGCGTCGACCGGGCCAGGCCATCGAGGGAGACCGGCGGCTCGTACCAGCGGCCGTTTGACCAGCACTCCAGATAGTCCAGAATCTCCCGCCCATCGAGCACCGGTACCGGCTCGCCGAAAGTAAACGCCATTGCCTGGCCACCCTGCCCTGTCGTCAGCAGCTCGCCCTCGACGGCCGCCGGCTGCGCGCCGTTGTCTTCGCTCATCAGTAAATCTCCATGATCACGGTGTTCGTCGCCGTCTGGCCTTCCAGCGGCTCGTTGTGCAATGCGTGGAACAGCGCCCAAGCCAGGTCGGCGTGGCCAGTGGTCTCATTGCGGCCGGCGACGAATGTGAATTGCCGCCCGCCTGGTGTGACGGTCTTGCGGATGGCCATCAGCGACTGGGCCATGTCAGTCCAGCCCGCGTCGAACTCCAGCCGGCCTTTGCTGATCACGTCCCAGGCTTTCATGACCAAGCGCGCTTTAACCTCGGGGTTGTAGGAGAAGGCCCGCAGAGCGGGGAAGAACTGGCGGACCAGCTGAGCTACCGCACTGCCCATGCCCGTCGTATCAATGCCGATGTAGGTCACCCAGTAGCGCTGGGTCACCTTGCGGATCGTCTCGGCCTGGGCCGTGAAGTCCATCCCCCGAAACTGATGGCGCTCAAGCACTCGGAACTTGCCCCCGGGCACCAACGGCGGCGCCACGACAACCAACCCCGCCGAGTCGCCCGTTTCCGCGGGGTCATAGCCGACCCAAACCTGTCGATCGGCAAACGGCCTGGCCGCGAACGGCTTGTAGTCCTCCCACGTCGACCAGCTGTCCACCATGCATGGCTGCAGCATGTTCAGCGGGAAGATACTGGCCCCGTCGTCGACGAACTGGCACATCAGCAAGTTCTGGAAGGCCGCGGCGTCGTACTCGAGGCGCAGCTCGTCGATATCGAACAGGTCGCATCCGCGCTCTTCGGCGTCCAGGATCGTGACGATCTGTCGCCAGACCCGGTCGTCACACAATCGACCCTGTTGCAAGGCGCTGTGGCTGACATCCAGTTTCAGGTGCTGGGCAATCGGCTTGCCCTTGTTGAAGCGTTCGCCGGTCCAGAAGGTGTAGGCTTCGTGCGCCATCGAGCTGGGCGTCGAGAAGTAGGTCCGGCGGTAGCGCTTCTGCATCGCCATGCCAGACGCGACCTTGTTCAGCTCGTTGAACTTGAACGTCCAGAAGAATTCGTCGAAGTAGAAGTTACCGTGGTAGCCCTGGGCCGTCCGAGCGTTGGTACCGAGGAAGTGCAACTCGGCGCCGTTGGACAGGATGATCGGGTCGCCAGTCAGCTCCACGCCTATGGTGTCGCGGGCAAATGCCTGGATGTAGGCCTTGAAAATGTGGGCCTGGGCCTTGCTCGCCGACAGGAAGATCTGGTTGCGACCCGTGGTCAGTGCGTCGATCAGCGCCTCGCGGGCGAAGTAGAACGTCGCACCAATCTGGCGGCTCTTGAGGATTGCCCTCGTCCGCTGATTGCCCGCGCGGTACCAGTCGAGCTGGTAATCGAAGCACCCTTCGACGAAGGCCTCGACCAGTTTCTCGACCGCCTCTTCGGGGATCTCGTTGCGCTTGGGCTTGCGCTTCTCGCCGGCGTTGCGCTTGGCCAGCTCGGGATTCAGGTCGGTATCGGTACCGCCGCTCTGAAAGCGCTCAATCCGCGCCTGCCGTTCCAACTGGCGGTGCAGCAGGTCGATTTCCTTGAAGTCGGCCCCGGACTTAGGATCCTTCAACAGCAGTTGCACCAGGCGCGCTTCGGTCGCGGCCTGAATGCGCTGTAACGGCGTGGCCCGGTCCCACTCGTCGCGGTTCTTCCAACTGTGGAGCGTCTTCTCCTTCTCGCCGATCAGCTCGGCGATCTCGCACACGCGATACCCCTGCCAGTACAGGTGCTTGGCGTGGCGGCGGTGGTCTGTGGGCAGATCGACGATGGCATTCATGGCGCCGATGCTGCCGTTCGCGCGCGCGATCCCCTATCGGCGCTATCTGTAGCGGGCCGACCTACAACTGCGCCGCGTTGCCGCGGCTGCACGCTGTGCCGACCATGCCCTCAACGCCAGGCACTACGCCACCGCCACATCACCGAGGGAATCGCAGCATGGCCGGCAAGACCGACACCCCAACCAAGAAGTACCGCTCCAAGTGGACCCGTGTCGCCGTCGAAGGCGCCACCACGGACGGCCGGACCATCGAACGCTCCTGGATCGAGGACATGGCCAGCACCTACAGCCCAAACACCTACGGCGCCCGGATCAACTGCGAGCACATCAAGGGCTACATGCCCAAGAGCGACTTCGGTGCCTACGGCGATGTCCTGGCGCTGAAATCGGAAGAGGTCGAAATCGCGGGCGCGAAGAAGCTTGCTCTGTTCGCCCAGCTCCAGCCGAACGACATGCTGCTCGAACTGAACAAGGCCGGACAGAAGATCTACACCTCGATTGAGGTCCAGCCCAAGTTCGCTGACTCCGGTAAAGCGTACCTGGTCGGCCTGGCCGTCACCGACACCCCGGCCAGCCTGGGCACCGAAGCACTCAGTTTCAGCGCTCAGCACGGGACCATGAGCAACCGGAAGCTGCACAAGGACAACCTGTTCACCGCAGCAGAAGAAACCACCCTGGAATTCGAGGAAGTCACCGACAGCGACAGCAAGGTCCTAGGCCTGTTCACTCGCGTCATGGATGCCCTCGGCAAGAGCAAGGACAAGGAAGGCAAGGACGCCGCTCAATTCTCCGAACTGGCAACCGCCATCGAGGCGCTGGCCACCCACGCCAAGGAGCAGGGCGAAGCGTTTACCACCGAGGTGGCCGCACGGACGGACCTGGTCGAGAAAATCACCAAGCTGACCACCGACTTCAACGACCTGGTCAAGCGTCTCGGCGATATCGAAGACCACAGCCAGAAGCCCCGCCCGGCTGCTACCGGTAACGAAGGCAAATCCCTGGCCGCGTTCTGACCCAACACCTGCCCACTCGGAGCACAACATGCGTAACGAAACCCGCGTCGCCTTCAACGGCTACCTCGGCCATGTGGCCAAACTCAACGGCGTCGAAAGCGCTGCCGTGAAATTCAACGTCGAGCCCAGCATCCAGCAGAAGCTGGAGACCGCAATTCAGGAAGGGATCGCCTTCCTGGGACGCATTAACGTCATCGGCGTCATCGAGCAATCTGGCGAAGCTTTGCTACTCGGCGTCAATGGTCCGATCGCCAGCCGCACCAACACGGCCGCCGGCAACCGTCGTAATCCCGGCGAGCGTCAAACCGTGTCGAAGGATGTCTACACCTGCAAACAGACCAACTTCGACAGCGCCTTCCCGTATCCACTGCTGGATGCCTGGGCGAAGTTCCCAGACTTCCAAGTCCGGCTGACCAACGCCCAATGGCAAGTTCTCTGTGGCAGACCCGCGCGCCAAAGCCGGAGCCCTGCAGTATCAGCAATACGGTGTGCGCCGCTGGCAGGACACCAGCGGTGCGGTGATAGGGGTCAAGAGCCCCGGCCAGGGGACGTTCAGCGTTGCTGACCCTCGGCGGGCGGGCAACGGCTTCGGCAAGTACCTGGTCACGCCATACACCAGCTCGGCCGGTACAGTAATCGCTGGCAGCACCACAGGCCAAGGCGCATTCGCTGTGCAGGACCCTCGCCCGGGGATGCGCCGCACCAAAGGCGATGCCTACCTGACTGGCGGCCACTACGGCGTGGTGCCCTGGACTGGCCCGGCCGGAGCCGTATCAGCGAGCGCCATGCATGACAACGGCCGCTGGAGCGTGGCAGATCCCCGTCTTCCCGACGCGGACGACCGCCTTACCTGTGTGATCGAGTCGCTCGACGGCACCTGGCACCGGCCATTCACTACCCTGGAACTGGCAGCCCTGCAGAGCCTGGTCGAACCCGAAGAGCAGCTCGAACTGGACGGCCTCAGCGACCAGGCCTGGCGCGAGCGAATCGGTAACGCAGTGCCGCCGGCAGCTGCCGAGGCAATCGCCCATGTTATGGGCACTACCCTGCTCCTGGCTGCCCAGGGCGAGACCTTCATGCTCAGCAGCATGCCGATCTGGGTCCGCCCAGTCGCGATAGGCCTGAGCGTTGCGCAACAAGAGGTGGCGTATGACTGATCTATTTTGCCGACAGGGCAGCCGAAGCAACGTCCGCTTTAGCCACTCCCGAGGTAAACCCATGACCCGCCTCGCCTTCTGTCTCCTGCTGCTGGCCACCGGAGCCAGCGCAGCCGAGAACGTCATCGACGTGCAGCACGACAGCCAGCGCGGCGTTACCTGCTACCTGCTGAATGGCGTCGGCATCAGTTGCATCCCCGACAGCCAGCTGCAGGCCAGCAGCGAGCAACAGCTATTACCGCACGACCGCGACAGCGGGCCAACACCAGCGGCAGGCGCGCCAGCCAGTAATGATGAGAGGTATCAGCTGTGAGCGAATTCACGGACACGCAGCGCTTGGACTTCATGCTGAGCAAGTACCGTAAGGTGGTGGTTGAAGTGTTGCCATTCGGCTGTAGAGACATTTATGTCGAGGAAGGCTTCATGGGCGACAAGACGTACGGAGCGGTCAGACTGACCAACCCAAGCGCCCAGGAGGAAAAGCGAGCAAAAAGGATGGCAATCGATATCGCGCTGCAGGTCCAGTCATGACCTGCACCTGCCCGAGCGGAAACGGCTCACTGCGCTGGCCGTGTCCTGTTCATCCGCCGGAGGCTGCCAAGAAATTCCGGGGAGAGCTTCTAGTCGCTGACGCAGGGCCACCAGCCGTATGATCGCTCACCAACAGCCTGGCACGATCCTGACCTTCCAGGATCTGCAACGACTCACGGGTTACACCCGCCGGTCTGGTGTGGAGCAAGCCCTGCGAAAGCAGGGCATCCGCTGGTTCTGGGGGCGCCATGGTCCCTGGACTACCATTGACCTGGTCAACCAGGCCGGCGGCAAGGCGCCGGTTACCGAGAAATACGACAGCGAGATCCTATGAGGCGGACCCGTAAACACAACCCGCACATCCCCGCTCACATTGATCAGGCCGCCATTCCGGCGGCCGTTTTTTTTGACCATCGCTGGGAAGGTGTCTGGTACACGTCCTGGCGTGACGAGGGCGGTAACCGCAAGCGGATGAACATCGCCGGCCGTACCGCAACGCTGGGCGATCTGCATCGGATCATGGAGGAGAGGAACGGCATTGATCGGGAAAGCCTCAATCACCTATGCAGAGAGTTCCACGCCAGCGCGCAGTGCAAGCGGCTCGCAAAGAAAACCCGTAACGATTACGAGTACTCCCGCGACGTACTGCTGGCCATTCCGACCAAGCTGCAAAAGCCACTCGGCGAACTGTCAGTGCGCAAGTTCACTTCGGCCCTGGTGCAACGCCTGGTCGACCGGATCGCCGACGAAGGGACCCCGTCGAAGGCCGCACACGTTCTTCGCTACTTGCGACGGGTCATGCAGTGGGGTCGCAACCGCGGTTACCTGGAAATCAATGTCGCCGTGGGCATCGAAGCGCCGGCCGAGCGCAAGCAACGCCGCCTGCCTAACCCCAAGGTCATGGGCGAACTGATCGCACGGGCGCACGCCATGGGGCAGCTTACACGGGGGCAGCCTGGGGCCTGCCCGGCATACCTGGGCTACGTGATGGAGCTGGCCTACCTATGCCGCCTACGCGGCATCGAGGCCGTCACACTCACCGATGCGAACGAGCTGGAGGATGGTGTACAGACGAACAGGCGTAAGGGCAGCCGTGACAACGTGGTGTGCTGGACGCCCAGGCTCCGTGCTGCCTGGGAGGGGCCAAGTCGTACAGGCGTCGTGTATGGGCCAGCCAGTCCTATCCTATCCCAGCATCGCCCGAGCGCCGCTTCGTTATCGTCGCGGCCCACGGCGGACAGCTGCAGAAGAGCAGCCTGGACAGCACCTGGCAGCGCTTCATCACCAGGGCGATCAAGGACGGCGTCATCACCGAGGAACAGCGCTTCGCTTTGCACGACCTGAAACGTCGCGGCATCACCGACACACCAGGCGACCGCAAGCAGAAGCAGGACGCCAGCGGCCACCGCGACGAAGCCATGCTCGACATCTACGACTTCAGCCTCCCCCGCGTATACCCTTCAGCCGATTAGTTCTCACTTCCTAGTTGAGCTTGACTGCCAATCAGGCTCCACCCCATGCTTAGGTTCATACAGTCATGACACCATTATCAAACCTGCGAACGTTTACAAGGATGGTTCTATGCCTAAAGGCAACCCAACAGCAGCGCAGCTATGGGAGGGCGACGTATCATTTTTCTCCCTCGATACAGATCTTATTCAAGCAGCAGGCTACAACTTCAGTGTCGGGGCGCTAAAACTCCTCCCCTTGCAGCTCCCTGACACGATGTCCTTACAACTATCTGAAGTTGTAGCGCAAGAAATTGTCTCGCATCGAATGGACGGGGTCAGGGAGGCCGTTCAGAAACTAAAAAGTTCTTCCAGCGATCTGAAACGCTTAGCATCAATTGAAATGCTGGTCATTGATGAACATTTCGAGAAGCTATCAGTCGAAGCAACTGCATCAAAACATTACTATCAACAGATCGCAGACTACGCACAGACTTGCCAGGGCGCTATTTTACCGATTAATGGTAATCTTCTGGCGGAACGATTATTTCAACTCTATTTTAATTCACGCCCTCCATTTGCGGAACGTAAGGTAAAAAAATCTGAGTTCCCTGATGCCACCTCCTTGCTCATCCTAGAAGACTTCGCTAGGAACAACAATACAATGGGGTTAATCGCTTCCGCTGATGATGGCTGGAGCAAGTTCGCGGACGATTCCGATTATCTGTACTGTGTGAGGTCGATCGAGGAGTTAGCTACTCTGTTCGTAGCTACAGACGCATACGCCAAGGACATCGAAAAGCGAGTATCCGAAGCAGTCCAAGATGACAACTCTTCGCTACGCGATAAACTCCACGACGCACTCGTTGAACATGTAGCGGAATCCGAATGGTGCACTAACGACGTAACAAGCAGCACAGTCGGGAGAATTGAGGCGGTCGTTTACGACAAAAAATTAGAGTCTTACAATATCGACACAACAGAGGTATGGGCAGGCGATGATAAACGGAGCTGGGTCATCGGCTTGAATGTGACCGTTAAAGTTGAGCTTCATCTCGATGTAGAGTACTTCGTTTGGGATTCAATCGACCGAGAGGAAATTTCGCTAGACGCAGACGTGGTGCCAATTGAAAGCTCCATTGAAGTTGAGGTGTTTCTCAACTGCTCTAATGTAGAGGCAGAAGGTAGCCAGCCAGAAGACTGGGATATTGTAATTGAAATTGCCAAAGGCCTGTACGAGTGCGACCCGGTTGATCTGGAACCAGACCTCGGCTATTAACCGCCCAAACTGCAGTCGGCGTTAGAAGACGACTCTACCGTCACACCATGGCCGGCTGCGCATCCGTCAGGAAACCAACCTGCCACGTACCAGTGCGATGAGAAACCCTATGCTATATGGGATTCAGCACTCCCAGCACGTACCAGGAAACGACGTAACCTATTGATTTATAAGTTGTGAGCAGGGTCCTTGTAATCAGTAGGTCCCGGGTTCGACTCCTGGTGCCGGCACCACGAATCCCCGAAAAGCCCCGCCTCGCGCGGGGCTTTTTTGTTTTATCCTCCTACCTGCCGCCCGATGATGGCACTTCGCATAGAATGCCGGGTCAGATGCACCTACCAGATCTGGGGTTGGCAGGATCGCCATTTTTCCCGTACTAATCGTCGTCTTCACGATCGATTGGTACACCTTGGCGGGACGTGTCGAAGCAGCCCTACGGACAACCACTGCTTGAACAAGGTATGACTC